CATTTGTTCAGTCGGGCCAGTACGGGCTCACCCTGTACGGCATCCGCAGCGCTGTAAACTCCGAGCAGCCAGCGGCGGCGACGGTGCCAGCCGAAGACGAGATCCCATTCTGACGCACCCGGAAGGCCCGGGCGGTGAAGCGATTCCCGCTCGGGCTATTTCCACCACACACGAAAGAACAACATGGTACGCGATGAATTGCAGGCACAGATTGCAGAACTAACAGAGAAGATTTCGAAATTGGAACGCACGCTGATGATCGTGTTTCTGGCTGGATCACGGGCCACACAGGTCGCAATGAATGCCGGACTTGATCCGAAGATTCCAGAAGACGAATTGGCAAGCCTGATGGCGATGATTGAACGTGGCGAATTGAAGATCAACATTCCGAAGGAGACAGCATGAGCAACGCAATCACGCGACTGTACGAGGCGACTGCTGCGGCGCAGGAACTGGAGGAGATGATCCAGGCCAGCGCGGAATCCGGCGGAGACATCACCGAACTGGATGGACACTTCGACATACTCGCTCGGCAGGCTGACTCGCTGCCGGCGGCGATCGACGATGTGCTCTCGCTGGTGCGTGACATCGAGGCGCGAGCCGAGGCACGCAAGGCAGAGGCTGACCGGATGCGTCAGCGGGCCAAGCGCGACCAGGCGGTAGCCGATTGGTTCCGGTCGCACGTCCTGCGCGTCATGCAGGCAGAGGGCATGAAGAAGCTAGAGACATCTCGCTGGCGCGTCACGCTCGCGATGCCAGGTGGCAAGCAGGCGCTCGAGATTGTGGACGCGATCCCGGATGCTTATTACCGCGAGGTGGTCACGCGAGAGATCGACAAGGAAGCAATCCGTGCGGCGCTTGAGGGCGGTAATGTCCTGCCGTTTGCGCGTCTGGTCGAGAAGCAGACCACGTTGAGGATTTCCTGATGTATCACCAGAAGCCAGCACTTGAGGGCGTGAAGCGGGCGCTGGCCGGGCGTGGGTTTGCCTGGCCGGCGAAGGGCGTAAAGGACAAGGACAGCGTCATCGCCAGGTTGATGGCGTTCGACGCGCTGCACAATCTGACCGGGCTATCGGCGAGTCGCATTGCCGTGTTGGTCTCAAGCGCACCGAGCAACACGAAGAACATGCTCGGACGCGTGGAGCGGTGCTACCGAAACCAGAGCGACCGAGCTGCGTGGATTCAGGAGGCGCGTGATGCAATCGTGGAGGAACTTGCGAAATGCGCTACCTGAGCGTCTGCTCTGGCATCGAGGCCGCGAGCGTTGCGTGGCATCACCTCGGCTGGGAGCCAGTCGGATTCAGCGAGATCGAACCATTTCCGAGCGCCGTGTTGGCGCATCGGTTTCCTGCCGTAACGAACTACGGCGATATGACCAAGTTTCAGGAGTGGCCCATTGAGCCAGGAAGCATCGACATCCTTGTGGGGGGAACCCCTTGCCAAAGCTTCAGCGTCGCCGGCCTCCGGCAAGGGCTCGCAGATCCGCGCGGCAACCTCATGCTCATATACCTTGCGATTGCTGCTTGGTTCAAGCCTCGATGGGTTGTCTGGGAAAATGTTCCCGGTGTCCTGTCATCCAATGGAGGATGGGACTTTGGCACCTTCCTCCGGGCGTTGGGCGAACTCGGGTATGGGTGGTCCTACCGAGTGCTGGACGCTCAATACGTGCGAGTGGGCCGATGGCCCAGAGCCGTCCCGCAGCGCCGGCGACGTGTGTTCGTTGTCGGATGTCTTGGAGACTGGACCGCTGCCGCCGAGGTTCTCGCTATCCGCGAAGGCTTGCAGCGGAATCTTGAGGCGAGCGGAAAGACGCGGAAAGGCGCTGCCTCCGATGCTGAAGGTGGCGTTGCTCGCTGCGTCACAACAGGAGAAGGAAAGCGACAGGACTACGAAACCTGCACGGTGATCGCACAACCTGTTCCATACGACCTGTTTCAGATCACAGCGCCAGTCAACCGGCAGAATCGAAAGCCTGGCGATCCGTGCCACACACTTGCACGCGATAACGCGGCGCATGCGGCGGTGGCGCAGGCCATGACCGTGCGACGCCTGACACCTCGCGAATGCGAGAGGCTTCAGGGATTCCCGGATGACTGGACGCTGATCCCGTGGCGCGGAAAGCCATCCGAGCAATGCCCAGATGGCCCGCGCTATAAGGCGCTCGGCAATAGCATGGCGTGTAACTGCATGGCATGGATTGGCGAGCGGATTGCAGCGGTACACTCAAGGCATGACCAGCGAGCCGCGCCGTGATATCCATGACCGCCTGCTATTGCACGCGACGATGGCGGAGGACTCGATCCAGCGCCGGCAGCGAGCAATGGCCGAGTACACGCTGGCGCACTACGAATCGGCTTTGTTTCGCGAGGCAGCTCGCGAGATCGAAAATCTGCGAGCGCGCGTGCAGGACTTGCAATCCAAGCTGAAGTCGGCACAATAAGCGAAACGGCCCGCCATCGTAGGGCGAGCCGCTTCTAACCCCATAGCGGCGTATCAGGCCGCAGAGAGGCTGCGATGAGTTTACAACCCGAAGGTGCGCTCGGCTTCATGCCGTTCTATTACCAACGCTTCGCGTGGTCGACGCGAGGCTGGCCCGCCGATGCCGCGATGGCGTACCTGTTCCTGCTCTGCGAGCAGTACAGCAACGGTGGCTTGAACCCTGATCCGCAAGTGCTGGAGGAGATCGCTCCCGGCACGGTCGAGCATTGGGATCGCATCAAGCGCAAGTTCACGCATGGGCCGGACGGCCTGCTACGGAACATCCGGTGCGAGGAGATCCGATCCCGGAGCCTTGCGGCAGGCGACAGGAAGCGGCAGCAGGCTCGCAATGCGGCGGCAATGCGGTGGCATAGCGGGAGCAATGCTCGAGCAATGCAGAACGATGCCAACGATAACGATAACGATAACGATAACGATAACGATAACGATAACGAAAGCGATACCGATAGCGAGATCGGGAACGAGAGCGAAAGCGTGAATCCAATCTCGCTCAACGGCCTTGCCGTCGAGCCTGATTCATCCGTAAATGATCCGAAGCCGAACCGCCGAGCCACGATCCCGCAGGCCGCGCTGGATGCCCTTTGGCTCAAGTTCCCGCGCAAGGTGGGCAAGAAGAAAGCGATGGCCCTGCTAGACAAGGGCGTGCGCGAGATCATGGAGGACATCGAGCACGACGAGCCGACCGACGCGCTGATCTACATGGGCGAGCGCATCGACGCGCTGGCGCACAAGCATCGCACGACCGACCCGAAGTTCATCCCGCACCCGGCGACTTGGTTGAGCCAAGGCCGCTATCTTGACCCGGAGGAGACCGCATGAGACCCGAAACCGGAGCCACGATCCTTGAGCATTTCGCAGGCAGCACATGGGCCAAGCCCGACTCCAAGCGGCACGACGAGGCCGCGAAGGTGCTGGCGGAGTTCACCCACGAGGAGATCGCTGCCGCCTGCAAGTCCATGCGGCGCACACTTTCTCGCTCCCATGTCAAGCCGGAGGAACTGGTCGGAGAGATCAAGCGGAACAAGCGGCGCGAGGTAGTGCAGGCGCAGGCATGGCGCGAGGGAATCAATCCAGCCGAGGTAGACCGCGAACGCGAAGAAATGAAGCGCATGCTCATGCTTGCGACCCGCGAGGAGATCGCGGTAGGTGTCTCCTATGCGAGACAGGTCGGCGCGCTCGGCGGCGAGCCGCTACCTGGAAAGGTCGAGGAGTGGAGTGCGTACTCCACCGGAATCGTTTGGGCAGCGATGGAAACGAAAGGAATCTTCGCATGACACAGGACATTATCGACGCGCTGCGGAAAGTCGCAGCGAAGTTTGAGGACAAGTTGGGCGATGCAAACCTACTGGCAGTCGCGGCGGATGAGATTCAACGGCTGGTTGGGATGCTTGAGGTGCAGGACGAGATGATGAAGCACTATGTGCAGGAGCGCGACGATGCACGTCGGGAAATCTGCCAGCTGCTTGCGCAAGCGCCAGGATCGCGGGCGTCGGAGACTTACGCGGAGGAACGGGGCTGGCAATATCTGAATGCTCGTGATGCTGGTAAATGATATTTGGGGTGTTACGCTGAATGGATGACGCTACCGGCCGAACGGTTCAACTCAATCTCGCGTAGCCGGCATTTCCTCGGCGCGCTATGCGATCCGAAACGGACTCCGGGCGTCCCATCAGCCATCCGTGAAGAAGCCCGGCGCTGTTTGAAACACTTCCCGACGGCGCTGGACATGGAGGAGGCCAGGCACGGGCTTCGCCTGGCAGCGCAAATCTGGGCTGCTGTCGAGCCACTGCCTCGCCGGCTCCGCCGACCGAGAACGTCGGATGATGAGTAGGATGCGCACACAATGACGGGCGAGCGGCCACGGACGGCCTCAGCCCTTGCGGTCATGCTCCGTGCGTGGCAGGATGCGCTTATGCCCGACGTACTCACAGTCACGGTTGGGATACCGGCTCGCAGCCTTCAGCCCAATTCGAGGGTGCACTGGGCTATCCGTTCAAAGGCAACAAAGAAGGCGCGCGTCGAATCGTGGGCCGCGACCCAGGTCGCAATGCACGAAGCCGGCGAGCAGGGCGCGTGGAAAGAGGCGACCTGCGCCGTCCATTGGTACGCATCCACGAATCGCAAGCGGGATAAAGACAACTGTCTGGCAGCTCTCAAGGCCACATTCGATGGACTGGTCGATGCCGGCCTGCTCGTCGATGACTCGGCACTGACGCACCTGCCAATGGTCATCATGGTCGATGCCAAGAATCCGCGAGTTGAACTTCACCTGAAGCGATGGGAGGTCAAAAATGGCGCGTAAGTGCGACAAGGCCCGAATCCGCGAGGAGTTGAAGAATCACCATTGGCGCGACGGAATCACGCCTGGTACGCAATGGACAGTCGAGAAACTATCCCGAAACATCCACCGCGTGACGATGCTCTGCGAGACGCCGCACCAGTTTGAATGGTGGGCGTTGATCGACTCCGACCGACATTTCGATAACGCGCACAGCGATCTTCCGATGCAAAAGCAGCACATGAACGAGATCACGAAGCGCAAGGGCGGCGTGATTTCCTGTGGGGATTTCCATGACTGCATGAATGGAAGGTGGGATCCGAGAGCAGACCGCTCGGCCATGCGCGAGGAGTACCAATGCGGCGACTACCTCGATGCAATTGTGCGCGAGGCCGTCAAGTTCTTCTCGCCGTGGCAGGATCGCTTCGTGGTAGTGGGGCGCGGAAATCACGAAACAGCCATAGGCAAAAGACATGAGGTTGACCTGACAGAGCGCACTTGCGCCGGGTTGAGTGCGGCAGGTCCAGCCCCGGTCTACTCCGGCGGCTACGGCGGCTGGGTGCTGTTCCGGCTCGTGTCGCGGAATGGCGGAACCTTTTCGTTCAAAATGCGCTATTTCCACGGCAGCGGCGGCGGGGCGATGATGACCCACGGCGTACTCGACACCAGACGCCACGCCAGCCTGTACCCGGATGCTGACCTTGTAGTAACCGGGCATTCGCACCACCATTGGATCGTTCCGATTGCAAGGGAGCGGCTGCGAATGTTCCTAGGCAACGCGGAGGTTGTGCTAGACGAACAAATTCATTGCCGAGTCGGAACGTACAAGGACGAGCATCACGATGGTTTCGGAGGTTGGAGCGTGGAGAAGGGATTGCCACCGAAGGGCAAGGGCGCGGTCTGGATGCGCCTTCACATCGCGGGTACGCAGAAGGAATACAGGCTCGCAGCGGAGTTGACACGTGCGCAATGAGGCCAGACTCACGATCAACTCAAGGCGGTGGCGAATCAAGCTCGTGCGGTCAAAGGACCTGCCGAAGGACTGGCTCGGAGACTGCGATCACCCCCCCGGACCACACCCAACCATCCGGGTGCGACGGAACCTGCCGCAGCAGCGACTCGCATCGGTCATCGCACACGAAGTCCTTCACGCCGCTGTACCGGCACTGGATGAGGCGACGGTCCAGGCCGCAGGAGATGCGATAGGCCGGGCATTGTTTGTGCTACAGTTCCGCCGATTCGGAACATCCAAGCCTCCGACGAAAGGACAACCATGAAGCCAGCCAAAGGCAAGCGATTCGTCAAGGTCGTGAAGAACCCAAAGACCGGGCGCACCAACAGGGTCAGTTACGGTCAGGCCGGCAAGGCCAAGGGCGGCGGCGACCGGATCAAGCCAGGCACCGCCAAGGGCGACGCATACTGCGCCCGCAGCTGGGGCCAGATGCAGCGAAGCCCGGCAGCAGCCAAGAACCCCAACAGCCCGCTGCGACTCTCGCGCGCGAAGTGGAAGTGCAGCGGCAAGACCAGCCGACGCTAATGCCACGCCACGCGAATCTGCCGTTCCACCTGTACGTCACCGTCCCGAACCACCTGCTCGGGCCTGGCATGCCTGCCGGCACCACCAGAGGCATTTGGCACGCTGTCTATTCACGACCAGGCCAAATGCTGATGACCCATGTGCTGCTCGAGAGCGGCGCGCACTGGTGCGGATTACCCATGCACGGACTGCTGGCGACCGAAGATGGCGGCTTCTGGCACGATCGACATGACCTAGAACCGTGGGGCGGAATGGGCGAACATATCGAATGCGTCCATCTGCACTATCTTGAGGGACTAGAGGCAGTTACGATCAAACACGGATGGAAGGCTAGGCACACCGGAATCGTTATCGACTGGGCAGACGGCTTCTCTCGCTACCCGCAGGAACACAAGCCGCTCAACCTGCTCGAGATGGACACAGGCCAGTTCGCCCTGCTGCCGAATAACTACGTCACCTACTCGGACAAGCACCTCGTCAACCCGAGTAAGCGTGAAGAACTCAAGCACTACAGACGAGGGGAAACGACCTACTGGGAAACCTAATGGCAAAGAAGACCAAGAACTCTCTCGTCGGAAACATCAACCGCAGGCGCAAGGCCGGCACCAGCCGATCCAAGTCAAAGTCCACCGTGAGCCCAAAGGCATATGCGCAACTCGAGAAGGGATGGAAGTGATGCCATTCAAGTCCAAGGCACAGCAGCGTTTCATGTACGCGAAACACCCAAAGATCGCCAAGAAATGGGCAAAGAAGACAAGCAGCTTCAAGAGCCTGCCAGCCCGCGCAAAGAAGCGAAAGTAGTCGCCGTCAACGAGCGCGGCGACCGCATAGGCGAAACCCACCACAATGCCACGATCCCGGAAGCAACCGTCCAGCGACTCCGATACCTCCACGAGGAAGAAGGCATCGGATACCGGCGACTCGCCAAGATGTTCAACCTCCGCAGAGATACAGTCATCAAAATCTGCCGATACGAGCGACGTGGGCAAATCGCTCATGCCTGGAGGCGTAAGGCGACCGGGTAGGCCAAGCACGCCGATATCTCGGGACATTATCGACGGCCTGCTGCGCTGGATTGCAGAAGGCAAGACGCTTCGGGAGTGGTGCAGACAGCCCGGCAATCCGCACTACACAACGGTTTACGATTGGATCAACGCAAATGAGCAACTTATCCTACGCTTCGCGCGCGCGCGCGAGGATGGATACGACGCTATTGCCGAGGAATGCCGCATGCTGGCAGACACGCCGCCGCAGGACCAGGTCGAGGTGCAATGGCGCAGGCTTCAGATCGACACGCGCCTGAAACTGCTCGCCAAGTGGAGTCCGAATAAGTACGGCGACAAGGTCGGAATCGACCACGGCGGATCGGTCACGATCAATGTCGTGACGGGACTGCCGGATGACTAGTTTCACGGTGCCGCTGGGATTCACGCCGAGGCCGTGGCAACTCGAGTGCTACCAGCGCCGCAAGCGGTTCACCGTGCTGGCCCTGCACCGCCGCGCCGGCAAGACCGAACTGGCGCTTGTGCGTTTGCTGCACGCCGCGATCAAGTGCCGGGATCAGATGCCGTTCTTCGTGTACGTCGCGCCATTTCTGAAGCAGGCCAAGACCATCGCTTGGGCACGCCTGAAGCGCAAGGTCGAACCCATGCTTCGGTATGGCGGCGTCGAGATCAACGAGGTGGACCTAGCCGTTACTCTGAAATCCAACGGTGCCACGATCCGCCTGTTTGGTGGAGACAACCCAGACGCGCTGCGTGGCGTGCGCCTTGATGGCTGCGTCATTGACGAGGTGGCCCAGATCAAGCCCGAAGTCTGGAACGACATCATCCAGCCGGCGCTGTCAGACCGTAAAGGCTGGGCCATGTTCATCGGCACGCCGGCGGGCATCAACCTGTTCAGCGAGTTGTTCTACCGGGCTGGGACGCTGCCTGATTGGTATGCGGCCCGGTACACGGTCAACGACACCGACGCGCTGGACCGCGACGAGGTCGAGCGCCTGCGTCGCGACATGCCGGAGGCCGCGTTTGCGCGAGAGTATCTGTGCGACTTCAGCGCAGCCGGGTCGGATCAGCTCATCAGCCTGTCAGATACCGAGACAGCGGCAGGCCGCGAGTACAAGGACAGCGAGGTACTCGAGTTCCCGCTGGTCGTCGGAGTCGATCCGGCCAGGTTCGGCGATGACCGCAGCGTGATCGTGCTGCGGCAAGGGCTGCGCATGGAAGACCCGATCATCTACCAGGGCATGGACAACATGCAGCTGGCCGCAGCCGTTGCCAACGTCATCGAGGACCGCGATCCGGACGCCGTGTTCATCGACTCCGGTGCCGGCGCTGGCGTCATCGACCGCCTGCGGCAGTTGGACTATTTCGTGGTCGAGGTGCCGTTCGGAGGCAAGGCGACCCAGCCGAACCTGTTCCTGAACAAGCGAGCCGAGATGTGGTGGCTAGTCAAGGAATGGATCGACAACGGCGGCGCGATCCCGGATGACAACACGCTCAAGGCCGAACTGTCCACGCCGACGTTCTGGTACGACCAAGTCGGTCGCCGCGTTCTCGAGAGCAAGGACGAGATCAAGAAGCGGCTACAGGGCGGCGGCAGCCCGGACATCGCCGACGCGCTGGCTCTGACGTTCGCCTATCCGGTTGCCAAGCAGTTGCCTCGCGAAGTGCGCGAGAAGATCGACCCACGCCCGAAGGACTATGACCCGTACGAGGAGGTGTGAGGTGCCCGTAGTGAATATGAACATTTCTAGCGTTTGGAGGTCAGCATGATTCGTTTGGCTACTGCCGATGACGAGGATGCGATCCTTGGCATGGCCAAGGATTTCGTGGCATTCTCGCCATATGCGGACTTCACTTCTGCAACTGAAGAAGAATTACGAACCACAATCCAATGGCTAATAACGAACGCAACTGTTTTCATTGCGGAAAAGGACGGCAGCCCAATAGGACTGTTGGTGGCGATGATTGCGCCATTGTGGTACGCACCAAGAGTGCGTGTTGCAAGCGAAATGGCGTGGTGGATCAACAAGGAGCATCGACGCAGCACGGCAGCGATACGTCTTGTGCAAGCGTTCGAGCAATGGGCGCAAAGCAATGGCGCTGTTGCAATTTGCATGAGCAATCTTGATGGAGAAAATGCCAGTGCCGTATCTGGCATGCTGAATCGAATGGGTTACAACCGAACAGAACAAACTCACACAAAGAGGATTTGAACATGGCAGCACTATCAACAATTCTCATTGGCGCATTGGCTGGTGCGGCTGCGGCTGGAACCGGCTATTCGGTTTATGCTGGCGAGCAGGGCAAGAAGGCGCAGGAAGATGCCATGCGCAAGCAGGAGGCTGCCCAGGCCGAGGCTGCCAAGCAAGCGCAGTTGCAGACCGAGGCTTCAATGGGTGCTATGCGCGCAGCGAATCGTCGCGCACCTGACGTCGCCGGCATCATGCAGGCAGCGCAGGAGGTCGGCGGCGGCGGGCCCGCCGGCACCATGCTCACAGGGCCGATGGGCGTCAACCCGCAGGATCTTCAGCTCGGACGCAGTTCCCTTCTCGGTGGCTAAACCATGAGCGAATACCCCGGCGATAACCGCAGTTACAAGAACGCTCCGCAGCGTGATCGACTGTTCACTCGCTGGGGTCAGCTCAAGTCCGAGCGTGCATCGTGGTTTGCGCACTGGCAGGAGATCACTTCCTACCTGCTGCCGCGCAACGGTCGCTACTTCCGTCAGGACCGCGACAAGGGCTGGCGTCGCCACAACAACATCTACGACAACACCGGCACGCGGTCGCTCCGCACGCTCGGCGCTGGAATGATGGCCGGCGCAACCAGCCCGGCGCGGCAGTGGTTCCGGCTGGCGACGCCTGATCCTGAACTGAACTCGTATCAGCCCGTGAAGTTGTGGCTGGACGATGTGACCAAGCGCATGCAGTTGGTGTTCCAGAAGTCGAACACCTACCGCACGTTGCACCAGATGTACGAGGAACTTGGTGCGTTCGGCACGGCGGCCACTATCATCATGCCGGACTTCAACCAGGTCATTCACCACTACCCGCTGACCTGCGGCGAGTATTGCATTTCGACCGACGCGCAGGGCCGCGTCTGCACGCTCTACCGCGAATTCGAGATGACCGTGTCGCAGATGGTCAAGGAATTCGGATACGACAACTGCTCGACCGGCGTGCAGAACATGTACGACACTGGCACGCTGGATCAGTGGGTGCCTGTCATCCACGCCATTGAGCCTCGAGCAGACCGCGACATCACGAAGAAGGACAGCAAGAACATGCCGTTCGGCTCGTTCTATTTCGAGGTCGGCGGCGAGGACGGCGTGTTCCTGCGCGAGAGCGGATTCCAGTATTTCCCATGCTTGGTGCCACGCTGGGCCACCGCCGGCGGCGACATCTACGGGAACAGCCCGGGCATGGAGGCGCTTGGCGACGTGAAGCAGCTCCAGCATGAGCAACTGCGCAAGGCGCAGGCCATCGACTACCAGACCAAACCTCCGCTTCAGGTGCCAACAAGCATGAAGAACCGGGACGTGGAAACGCTGCCTGGCGGCATCTCGTTCGTTGACGGTGCAAGCATGGGCATCAAGACCGCGTTTGAGGTGAACCTGAACCTGCAATACCTGCTGGCCGATATTCAGGACGTGCGAGAGCGCGTTCGTGGATCGTTCTACGCAGACCTGTTCCTCATGCTTGCAAATGCACCCTACACCCGCATGACCGCAACCGAGGTCGCCGAGCGACATGAGGAAAAACTCCTGATGCTGGGGCCGGTGCTCGAGCGACTGCACAATGAGCTGCTGGACCCGCTGGTTGACATCACGTTCAACCGGATGATTACGAGCGGTGCTGTTCCGCCGCCGCCGCCGGAACTGATGGGCATGGATCTGAACGTGGAGTTCGTGTCCATGCTGGCGCAGGCCCAGCGTGCAATCGGCACGAACGCCGTGGATCGCTTCGTCGGAAACCTCGGCCAGATCGCCACGATGAAGCCGGACATTTTGGACAAGTTCGACAGCGATCAGTGGGCCGACATCTACGCCGATATGCTTGGCGTCGATCCGTCCCTGATCGTGGCCGACAAGGACGTGGCTATGGTGCGTCAGGCCCGCAACCAAGCAATGGCCGCCAAGGAACAGGCGGCGGTGTTGCAGCAGCAGTCGCAGACGGCGAAGAATCTGGCGCAGGCACCGACCGCCGGCGAGCCGAATGCATTGACTGACGTGATGAACATGTTCAGCGGATACGGTTCTCCATCACCACTTGAACTCTGAAAGGGATCACTATGCCATACCTTGTGCAAGGCTCTAATTTCCTTTACGACAATACGACCAACGACATCGTTGGCATCAAGGACGCGGACGGAGGCGAGAAGTACTTCCCGATCATGCGGAACGAGCCGACTTACGCCACTACAACCACAGCCGTGTCAATCGTCGCTCCTGCGGCGACTTTCACCACGCTGACCTACGAGGACAGCAGCGGCAGCGTGCGTCTGGTGAGCGCCGGCATTCACAGCCTCACGAATGCTGTCGCGCAGAACAAGCTTGTTCGCGTCACCTGGGCTGGCGGTACTGGCGTCAACGGCCTGTACGCGGTCACCGATGTCAGCGCGGCCACTACGAAGATCACCATCAACTACCCGCACGCTGCCGGTCTTGGCACTCCAACCGTGACGGTTGTCGGTAACGACATCACTCTTGCTTCGGTGACCATTCCGGCGAACGCGATCAAGCCAGGCATGGAACTTGAGATTGACGCGCTGTTTGCGATGACAGCAAGCGCCAACAACAAGATTTTCAAGGTAAACATCGGCGATGCCGGATGGTATTCGCAGACGGTTGCCGCATCGAACGCGAGCCTGTCCGTTGATAAGCAGGCGTGGGCGAACACAGCCACGACCCTAGTTTCAAACGCTCTTGCGGCACCCGGACACGGTGCGTCAACTGGCGCAAACGTCACCATGACCCCGACTGGCGGATTCGGCATCGCGCAGACGTTCGCCATCACCGGGCAGATTGCAACCGCCAACGAGTTCATCACGCTTGAAGCATGGAATCTCAAGATCACCAGCACGTGACGGTGCCCGTACAAAATCTGGCATTTCATAAATTCCCGACGTGAGCAACTACGACCCGCTTGACCTGCGCAGCCAGGATCGCAGCAAGGCAGAACGCGAACTGCGTGAACGGCTGGCTCGGGAGAATGAAGAGGCGGATCTCAAATGGCTCATGGGCAACAAGCGGGGCCGCCGCGTCATTTGGCGGCTTCTGGATCAGGCAGGAGTGTTCCGTTCGTCGTTCAACACCAACGCGATGGCAATGTCATTCGCCGAAGGTCACAGGAACTACGGGCTTCGCATTCTGGGCATGATCCACACGCAATGCCCGGAACTGTATCCAACCATGATGAAGGAGCAGACAGCAGATGAACGAACCAACGATGATG